GGCTTTACCGAGCAGGCCGAAGAGCACAAGTCCTTTAACTGGATTGCGCTTGACAACGGCCAGTTTGCCTGTCAACCTAACAACAGGTGCCTGTGGTATGACCAGAGCCTGATCCCTGCCGAGACAAAGTTCCCAGACTTTCAGGCCGCAAAAGAATTTTGGACGGTAGACGGCACACGCAAGTGGAGCGCGGGGGACGATTGGTTTTACGACTTTAAGGAGAAGACATGATTGCAACCATATTTGCCTTGGCCATTGGGGCCGTCATCGGCGCGGGGACGCTGATTCTTTTTGTTATGGTGCTGGCACACGTTCAAAGTGAGGACAATCCACCAGATTGGAGAAGTTCCCACCCCAACGATTCTTTGGATACAACGACTCCCAGTACGCGCCGAGAGGCGCAAGAACCGCTTTATCCCAAATAATCTGGCCGTCCTTGAAGAAGTTCAAGTCTATGGCGCAGCGTTTTAAGTGGATGCTGTTCATAGTCTTGGAGCGGCCAGTTTTAAAGTAGATGGCTTGCTGTTCGGGGGTACGCGCCAGTTCGCCGCCGGTGACCACAAAGCCTTGGTCGGTGGCGTATTGGATCAGTTTGCAGGCATCCAACAGGAATGCAGCTTGTTCAGTGCTTAAGCTCATTTCTTCCTCATTTCTGCGAGTTTCTCAACCGTGCGTCCACCAAAGTACGCGCCCATGATTAACATGCCCCAGTTACCCAGCAAGGTGACGTAGGACTCGTTTGCGTTGTACCCAAAGGCAGACATCATGGCAAACAAGAAGTAACCCGAAAAGATGGCGATCAGCGACATGGGTCGGATGTTCTTAGATAGCCAGGAGTCAGACGCCATATCCGCTTCCCAGCGGTCGGTGATGTTATCCGCGTCGTTCTGCGCGGCCTTGGCAAACAGTTCTAGTTCAGCCAACTCCATCTTGGCCTTCTCAATGCCTAGCTCAAGCAAGCGCTCTTCGTGGTCATACTGCAATTGGCGCAGCTTGCTGACCTCTTCAGGGCTTGGGTTGTCAGAGATCTTCACGCCAAGCGTCTGCTCGACGACTTCTTTGCCCTTGGCTTGGATAGCGCTGGATAGCAACGTCAACCCGTTTTGGGCTAGGCTACCGAGGAGGGATGCAACTATTGGAATCATGTTAGTCCTTTCCTGTCAAAGTTTTTATGGGTTTGCTGACAACGGTTTTTTCTTCCAAAATGGCAATGTGCATTCTATTTTCTGCAATCTGGTCACGGTTGCGTTGGATTTCTTTTTCCAAGTCTTGGCGTAACTTTTCCCTAGCCAACTCAGCACCTGTATTGCTGGCTTGCTTGTTGTCTGAAGTCACCACCAAGCTAATTTTGCTGTTAAGGATGGTGACCTCATGGGCTAGATTAGACAACGCCGACATAAGGTAAACGACGCAAGAAAACAATAAAGGCAACAAAGCAAATGTGATTTTTTCAATCAACTGTCCTTTGCTTTCCATTGCTTGAATTTTTTCTTCGCTCATTGTTTGTCCTTTTTCTCTAATTCTTTCAACATCTTCTCAATCCTAGTCTCTATGCGTTCCGCTTTCTTTTGTATTGTGAGGGTATCAAAATACAAGCTGACCATCAAAGGCAGGAAAAGACAGATCAAGATCATCAACAATATGATGAGAACTATATTTCCCGACTGCGATGAATTAGGTACATCAACGCCCAGATTTCCAGAATCACGATCAGGGCTGCTCCGAAAATTAACGCTTCGTCCGCCAGTTTGTCGAGCCGCTTTTGACGTTGCCATTTTCTTTTCCGTTCTGCAATTACTTCCTGCTTTATTTCTTCCTCATGCTTCTTTGCCAACTTGGCGTATTCTGCTTCATACCTTGACCAGACTGCACCCAACGCTGGATCTGTGTGGTAAATCAAAAACTCACGCAACTCAATTGACTGTCTTTCAAGTTCAATCTGGTTGAACACGTTTTCAAGTGCCTGCGCCTTGAGAGATTTTTCTTTTGGTGGGTTAAGTTCTTGGCGCTTAACTTCTTTCTTGACTTCTTCATGCGCCTCAAAGAACTGCCCAATAAACCCAGAAATTTCTTTGGTTACTTTATAAAGGTCTGAGCCTGTAGCCTTGGCGTCTTTGTAAATTGCAATTCCTTGCTTGATGCCAGCAATTGCGGTAAGAGCCAAGGTGATCGGATCAATTTACAACCCCAAGATTTTTTTGATAAGCTCGCCAGCAACGCCTGGGCCAAACAGCACGGCAACAATCACAATGTAGATTAGGTACTCAATCCGCGTCATACGCTTGTCGCCGTCAATGAATGACTTCTCAATGGCCGCGTAGCGTTCGGCGCAAACCGCTTCGTGTACTGCTATCTTGGTGGGTGTATCGTCAATCATATTGTGGCGCCATGCCGCGCAGTTCAATTCGCATTGCGTTTTGGTTTTCTTGCGCGGGCGCAAGGGCGTTTTGTGTTTGCGTGATGACGTTTAACTTAGTTGGGCTTAAGTTGGCTTGGCCAAGAGCCCTAAGCACATCAAGGCGTTGCGACGCAGGGACTTTTTTCAGAAGTGTTTCAAAGTCTTTTGCAGACGCAAAACCTTTTTCAAGTTCCTTCAGCACGTTTGCGCTCATTGTGTCTTTTAAAATGTCCAGCATTTGGTTTGTCACCGTTACTTTGACATCTAAAAAGCTAGGCAAACGAAACTTGGATTGGTTAGCTTCCATGATTATTTTCATGGCATCTGCGCCAGCTTGCGTTTGACGCACAACTTCGGCGTTGCGTTTTAACTCAGACTCAATACCTTTGACCACACCCATTTGTTGTGGCGACAGTACTTGACTTAGATCGTCGTACCTTGCCGCACCAGTTGATTTCTTGAGCAGTGCAGTTTCGCCGCGCCCTAATGCAGTCATAAATGGCCCAGCGCGTTCACCAGCGCCGAGGGGTTGCGCGAGGACGTCTTGCATTGCGCCCAAAACTTTAGCTTGGTTAACTGGGGGCGATGCGGCGGCAAAGACTTGCTGGGCGCGTTCATACCCTGGCAAGGCTTGCTCAATTGTTTTCTTAACGTCAACCAAGTTGCTAACGATAAATTTATTGTCTTTACTAGAAATCAAATCTTTAAGGTTATCTAGCACCGAAGACACTTGTTCTGCGCTACTGCTTGCTTGTAAACCTGTTTTTACTTGTTCTAACGCAGACACCAGCTTAGTGTTGCCGGGGTTTGCCGCCAAAATTGCATCAACTTGTTGCGTCAGCGGCGCGGTGTTAACCGGCGTTAATGGTAATGTGGCTGCGTTATAAAGCGGCCTAGACGCATTTGTCCGCGCAAGTTCTGCGGCTTGCAAATCAGGTGTGATCCCTTGCAACTGCGCCATGCGGTTTGTTTCTTGTGCTTGCGCTACGGACAGCGCGTTACCAGGTGCGGTTTTAGCTTGAACAGTTTCGCCAAGATATTGAACTTGTGGTGACGGCACATCGGCCAAAGCCTGTCGCACGGTCATATCTGGGCGCGCATTAGCCAACGCATTTTGCGCGGCGGCTAAGTTTTGCGGCGCTCTGCCGTCTTCAGTCAACGCATTACGCACAATACTGCCTGCGCGTGTTGCTGCACGTTCGCCCGATATTGCGTCAATTACATTGCCTGCGCCTTTGGCACCCAGCGCCAGCCCATAGTTAGCCGCCGCAGTAACAGGTGCCAATGGGTTGGTGAACTTGGCCGCAGTGCCCATTACTTTAGACGCTGCGGGTGCTAGGCGGGCCGTTGCTGACGCGCCACCACTAAACAATGTGGACAGGTCAGCCGCTGCGCCAACAGGGTCAGTGGCCAAAGTGTTTTTTAGCGCTTCGACGCTACCGTAGCGGTCTTTAAACATGCCGCCAACAGCGTTTGCCGTATCAACGGCGCGTTTGGCTGCTTCAGGGTTGTTGTCAATTTGGTTGACCAAAGTAACAAGTTCTTTAGGCAACAAATTTTGCAGCGCGCCCGCGCCAACATCTAATATGCCTGTTGCTGTTTGCACAGGGTTTGTAATTGCGGTAATCAAACCTTTATAAAAATTTGCCGCGCTTGTCCCTACGTTAGCTAACGCTTCACCTGGTACATCTGAAAATGATCGGCGCTTCGTAGGAATGCCGTCGCCGCTTGACGCTGGTTTTGCGGTGCTAAGATCAAATCCACCAGTTGCGACTGGCGCGGCGGTGCTGAGATCAAAACCCATTATTTTGCCTCTTTAAATGATTTACGGTCTGGGCTTACCCATGCTTTGTTGCCGCTTGCGTCGCTTTCATATGTCCAATTAGGGCCAACGCCTTCTGGGCGTGACGCGCTGTTTTTGACAGAAGATAACGGCGGCACGTCGGGGGCAGTACGAAGCCCCATACCTTCAATTGACGATTGAGGTATATCTTTAAACCGAGTGTTCCAAGCTTGTACGCTGCGAGTAGCAGCTTGGTGTTGAAGCGTGGCCAACCGCGTAAGTGCCTGCGGCGTAAGGTCAATTGTGCCCCCTGCAATACCTTGCAAGAAGACAAGATCTTTGTCGGTAAAGCCCTGCCCAGTACCCAAACCAGCGTCTTTAATTGCGTTCAAAGTGCCTTGCCCTGAAGCGGAGATAAGCGATTCGGTGTTGGCAATTTTCTCTTCGTTGCTTGCGCCTGCTACGTTTAGCGCGCGCGCAATGTTTAACTTAATAGTTGAAGCAGGGCCAACAAATAAGTTGCCTTGTTTTACCAAGTCAATAATTCGATTGGCACCCGCCGCCAATTCAGGCGCTTTTTCTGCTGCACCTAACTTAGCATCATCGCGATCTGCTATGTTTCCTGCTAATTTTTCACCATATTTTTTCTCAGTGCTAAGAGACACTTTTGTTGCACCTTTTTCAGCGACTGCCATTTTTTGTGCTTGAACAGCAGCAGGCAACGGAACATCGGCAAAGGTGCCAAGCGGTGTGACTTTGTTAGTGAACGGTGCTATTTGCATTACGTCAGTTTGACCGTATCGGTTAACTTGTATATTTGACGGTTTCAATTCGCTTGCGCTTGCGCCTTGACTTGCCATAAATGCTGTTCGTTGGTCAACCGGCATAGCCAAAATTCGGTCAACACTTGCAACCATCTGCGCCTTTTCAGCGTCAGTAAACAGGTCGTTAGCCATCAAGTCTTCTTTATACGCTGTAATATTGGCGTCAGAAGGGTTTTGACTTGTGTCGCGTTGCACCTGTGCAAGAAAATCTTTTCTTGCTTTTTGGATTTTGAACTTTGTTTCTTTTTGCGTCAAGCCCGCCGTTTCGGCTTCGGTCAAGGCTTTGCCATAAGCTAAACCAGTTTTGCCAAATCTATTAACCCCCGTTCGCCCTTCGGGAGTAGACAAATCAGCTTTTTCCAAATAAGTACGCAAGCCTTCTTCTTCATTACGCGCGCGCTCATACTCTTGCAGTTTTAGCGCGTTCATTTGGCTTTCTTGGTCAGCCTGTTTAAACTTCATCACGTTTGTCAACGCGTTCATTGGCGAAAGCTGCGCAAAGTCAATTTGCGGGGGTCTTGCGCCAAGAATAATGTTGGGATCGAGTGGCATTTTTGTTCCTTACTATAAGGCTACGCGGGGTGTGCTTAAATATTTGTTCAACAACGCGTTTTGCTGGTTCATGCCATATAAGTTTAAGCCCATACCAATACCGGAGTTAATTGCATTTGCAGAACCAATTTGTCCCGCTGCCCTTGCGTTGGCCGCACCAGTAATTGCATTGATCTGACCCGCGCCTTGATTGCCGTAGATATTGGTTAAGTTGCTGCCAAAATTACCGTAAGCACTTTGACGCGCGGCACCAGAACCAGCATACGCGTTTGACATGCTATTTCCAAAATTACCGTAAGCAGCAGCATTACCCGCACCTTGCTGTGCGGCGATATTGCCCGCAGCCCCACCGTAATTACCATACGCGTTGCTTGCGCCTGCGCCAGCACTTTGAATAGCTTGTGAACCGCCAGCAGACAAGCCACCCGCAGCAGCAGCTTGCCCCGCAGCAGCAGCTTGACCTACGCCTTGCAATGACTGCAATGCGCCTAATTGATTTCCGCGTTCGGTAGTAAAACGGTTAAACGCGTTGCTGTACTCTTGCGCTTGAAAAGCTTTATTGGCTTGAAAACGGTCAAACGCGGCGGCAGTTGCGGCTTGGGAACGGTTAAACGCGTTTTGGTATTCTTGCGAACCCATAGTCTGCCCGTACTCAGCAGCCGCCTTGAGCGCAGCGCCAGACTGCAAACCGCCTCTAGCCGCAGTCGAACGCTCAATAGCTTTTTGACCTTCGGCCAAACGAAACGCATAGCCGGGGTCTGCTTCTTGTTTTGTTGTATCAACAAATTCTTTAAACAGTGTGCTGGGATCAAACCCTTCAAGCTTAAAAGCAGTAGTGGCAGAGCCAAAACCTGGCGCTTTTTTGTCGCCGCCCAAACCCAACAATTCCAATAAACGAGTTTGGCCTGCTTCGCCTGCCTCTTTGTACGAGCTTAGATTTTCAATTTGCTTATTGAACATCTCTCGTTGCAATCCAAGCGTTTGGTCAAGCGCTCTTTGCTGCGCGCCTAACTGCTGGTTCAACATGTCTTTAGCTACCGTGTTTCCGGTATCTGCTGCTAACTTTTGAGCCGCTAACGTCCTATCAAGTGCGGTTTGTTGTGCAGCAAGTTGTTTATCAAGCGATTCTTTTTCAGCCGCAAGTTGCGTCGTCAATGTTTCTTTTTGAGCAGCAATTTGCTTTTCAGCAACTTCTAGCGATACATCGCCCGCCGCAGCAGCGGCGGCGGCTTGGGTGTTGGCCGCGCTTTTTGACGCGTTCGATGTAATAACGGAACCAACAACTACTGCGCCAGCAACCCATGCACTCATAATGTTTCTCCTTGCATCGTAAAGCCAAAATTGACTCTCATTGATGCTCTGTAGTCAACTAACAATTCATCGCCTGCGGTGATTTTACGCGAAGCAACGGCAAATATGTTATCCCCAACCAACTCTGGCCGAATGTTACCGTTTAAGGAGTGATTGATAAATCTTCCGCCAGGGGTACGCTTTCCGTCAAGTCTACCCGGACAAACAGTGTCACCCGCCTCAAAGTCTTTGGTCGCAAAAAGCCCAAGGCCGTGAATGCTGGAAGGTTTAAGTTCTACAAAGAACCCCTCTGGCATGTCAATCAGGTCTGATTCAATTTGCGCTATCTTGGCTACGTCGGCGTCTGTTATGCCTAACTGGTGCAAAAATAATCCGTAATCAATTTGTGCTTTTTGAACATCTGTCCGACTGTCGGCCAACCCGCACTTGGGGGCAACGTACAGCCGGTCTTCAAGAACCGCAAGGTCGGTGCAGTTGTCAGGGTTGTCGTAAATGTCTACCCAAACTACTTCTTCATCAAAAACGCGGCCTGCACGTTGCATTCCAGCTTTAGATTCAAACTCACACGGCGCGGTAAAAACCTTGACGCCGTCGTCTGTGTTGACAGCAATTGTGCCTTTTTCTAACCGCACACGATATGAAGTCTTGTGTTCTGCGCCCGTCAGCACGGTCCAAGCGGGGATCGTAATCGCTCGCTCATAGATGCCCAGCAGAAACGTGTGCGTTGTAACAATGTCAGCCTGTGGCATTTTTAGTAGTTCGTTTTGAAGCGCCGTGACTTTTTTGGCCATAGGCAACGCAAAATCAAATCCTTTACCGTAGGTTACTGTGATCATGATGCCATCACCACCCAGTTTGTGCCGTCAGATACAAGCGTCGCCCATGCACCCACGGTGGCGGCAAGGATTGCTGTGCCCGGCGTGGCGCTGCCAATAGGTGCGACGTTGCTCGACGCTGATACCAGCGTCTGAGTTTGCAAATTCTTAAACGTCACCACGCGGCCTGGCGCTGATGACGCAGCAGGAAGTGTGACCGTACAAGTCGAGCCGGACTTGTTGTTGATGACCCAGCCTTCAGTATCAGCAAGCGTAAAGTCGGCGACTTTGGTGACAACCGTAGGGCGCACTGTTAAACCTGTGCCGCCATTGGCAATGGGCACGGCACCATCAAGTCGAAGTGAGGCGTCTAAGTTGCCAGTTGTTTGCGAAGGTAAACTAATATTTGATAACGTACCACCTAACGTCAAATTACCCGCAGTTGTTACAGTACCTGTCAAAGTAATACCGTTTGCACCTCCAACGCCAGTTACGCTTGTAACGCTTCCATTACCTGTACCCACACCTAAATTTATACGTGCTTGCGTTGCGTTATCCGCGCCTGTTCCCCCATTGGCTATTTGGGCAACACCTAATGTAGAACCGCCTGATACCACATATATGTTGTTAAAAAATCGAAACCATTCCCGCGAAATTAAACCCGTCTGCGTGTCAAGCAATGCCACTCGCGCAGAAGGTATCTTGGTAATGTTCGGTGAGGTATCAGGCATTGGTTGCGCTTACATTTAGTTCAGCGCCCATGATTGCAATTTTTACGGTATCAGTGCCCGACACTTCGTAAACACGGTCGCGCAGCTTTAACGTCATGCCCAACCTACGCCAGATCACGCGTCGTCCCCATTGACCGGTTAGACCCATTGACCGCCAGTGTTCGTTACTCCAAGTGTGCCCGCCGTCATCAGACCAACGCAACATAACTTGAGGATCAATAGCAGTTGATGTAGGAAGCCCAGTTTCTACTAGCATTCTGCCGCCCGTAACAGCAGGCCCGTCAACAATTACAAGTTGACCGCCATTTTCTTGCACAAGCTCACTGCCACTTTCGGTCAGTATTACATCGTTAGACGCAGGGTCAACATACTCCCACACAAGAAAATCACCATTTTCAGCAAGCAAATCATCATTTGGGCTTGAAATGTCAACAATGACAATTGGCGTAGTGACATCAGAATTGATAGCGCCTGTCTCTGCGTCAAGCTGAAGCGAATGCTGGGCAGTGCGTTTTAAATCATTTGTGCCGACCGGCAGCGCTCTCCATGACCGAAGCCACTTTTGCACTGCGCCAGCATCTGAGAACACATCTAAATCAAACGCGTAGATGTTGCCAAGTTCATGGTCGCCCACAACAATTTCGCCGTTATACGCCATTTGGCAGTTTGAGCGATGACGGGTAAACGAGCCATTAATAAACGCAGCGCGCTCATGCCACAACGCGGTAGCAACGTCAAACACCCAAGTAACATTAGCTGACGGAAAAATCAGCACATAGAACGAATGGCCGTCTTGCTGGTATGTGTATGCAATAGCATCTGAAAGGTTTTCGTACTGTTGAATTTGCCACTCTACGGCGTGTGTAGATATTCGTTCGGCGGTGTAACCATTGGCGCGGTAGACAATACCCTTGCCGCGCGCATCGGCACCCAACCAAAAAAGGCCGTTGTCTAGCTTGGCAACCGAGAAAGCTGCAATACAGCCAACCTCGTTGAACGCGCCTTGAACGGGAACTAACGGGAACGGAGATGTGCCCGCGTCGTACCAGACCTCAACTGAATTGGTTCCAAACAACCATATCTCGCGGTGGTCAACAATAAGCGACACCAAGCCATCAGGAGAGCCTTCAGCGCTTGCAAAGTCAAGTGGGTCTATGGATGTGCCATCCAACAATTGCGTGATCCATATTCGCTGGCTATTTGGCTCATTGAACACAAAGTAGCCGTTGATGTAACCTACCGTAACCGCGCCTGGAAAGTCAGGATCAGTGATCTGTTTAAACTCTAACGTCAGACTGTTGTAGATAAAACTGGGGCCGTTACAAGCAATAAATAGCTGTGTGCCGTTGTCGGACATGCTGACGGGGCCGGACGATCCCGCAACAGTGCCAATAAACTTAACATTCCAAATACTGTCAACTCTGTACAGTGTTTCACCAGACACAACGTATCCGTACCCGCCAAATTGCCACAACCCACGAATTGGCCCATCGCCCATGTTTGCCAAAAGGCGCAGCCCAGGCGCGCGGTTTAAAAACCCCGGCTCTTTACCGCCGTCGGGCACGGCCTCTGGAAAAAGGTTGACCATCCGCGCGTCGGCAGCGTTAACGCTACGCGCTACATAGGCCGACCCAAGAATAGGTGTCTTCATCAATAGTTACCGGCATAGACGTTAAAACGCTGGCGTGTGGCAACAAGCGCGTAGGGCATCGACATGATGTCGTCAGGATTGTTGATGCGTTTTAGATTGCGTTTGCTGGTCATAGCAATCCGTTGCACTTGAGGGCTTGGCTCAACGCCAAACTCTGGCGCTATTTCCATTGCCAAGTTGTAAGCAAACGCCCGCAAATAGCCCGGTGGAAACAGTATTTGCGTTGCCAACGTGGCAGGCTCATCTAATTTTTCAACGGATACAAAGTGCCATTCCAAGTCCCGTGTGGGCTTTGGATAGACCGTCATTGTGATATTTGGGTATTCCATGTTTATCCACATAACCTGTGGATATGTGGATGTCACGGTTTTAACCGCAATACCGCTGTATTGCTGCTGATTAATAAACTTAATGCCAAACGACACGTTTGTACCCGGATCACGGAAATAAGTAGCGTCGTCCAGCAACACTGGGCGCAAGCCCACAAAGTCACCAGTTGGGCCAAGTGTGCGGGTAATTTGACTAGCGGGCCAAGTAAAGACTTGGTCTTGTGTGTTAAAAACCGACAATCGCTCGGTGTCCCACGAATCAATCATTTGATTGAGCGCCATCAACGCGTCATTTGACATGTCTGCCGAAGGTGTCTCACCTTCAGCTAGTACACCTAACAAGCGCAATGCTCGGTTGATTTGATCGCCAGCGGTGTACGTTGCCATGCTTAGATTCCTTCGGTTGCTGCCTTGCGAGTATATTTGCGCTTAACTTCCAGCACGTTTACAGGAGCCGCTTCAGGTTCCGAAGGCGTGTCTGGATTGTAGCGTGTCCAGCCATTTTTTTCGTCGTACTCAGCTTCAAGTTCCATAGTGGCAACTTTGCATCCGTGATCAGGGTGGCTAAGATAAATGTTCATATGAAAAAAGGGGGTAATTAGCCCCCTTTTTGGTTAAGACGCGCCGTGAATGATGGAAAAATTGATGATCACTGCTTCAGAGTATGAAGTAGCAGCAGTCAAATTCCGCAACGTGATCAAAGCAGAGCCAGCAGCCAAATACGAAACGTAAGTGGTGTAAGCCCCCGCAGCGCTACCAGTAGTATTACTAGAAACGCACACAACAATCGTGTCATTTGTAGAAATCAAACTGTTAGTCAAGATGAACGAAACAGCGGTGGCTCCTGCCAAGGCGGCGGCATCCATAGTAATGCGGCCAGCAGACTTGTTTAAAGTCACACCAGTCGATTTGCTAGTTGCCTGAGTTACTGTGCCTTGTGCTGCTGTGCTGTAGCCGATTTCGGTGGTAGCGTAAACGGTAGTTCCAACAACTGTAGACGGCGTGGTTGCGCCGATTGTGCTGCTATCAATTACCGCACCGCTTAAGGTAGTGCCCGAAGTCAATTCGGGGTCGCTAAACGCAACGCCAACAGGTTTTGTATTTGCCATGATTGTTCCTTTAAAAACGGGGGCCGAAGCCCCC